CGACGGATAAATCCTCGGTTGCACGTTATCGTTTGTATTTTGTCCTGCGTGGAAATAAATTGCCGAATCCTGCTGAGTGTCAGCCTTTAACACCATTAGCGTATCGGAAACGCACATAAGCCCTGTGATAGGAGCGTGTCCTACGCCGTCTGGTTGAAAGTCCTGCACGCCCCAATATGTCGGGTCGGCTCGTCCGCTTACATTACTTAACTTACACCAGAACAAAAGGTTATGATAATCGGGATTGCCCGAAAAGAAAACTCTATTATCGTAAGTAGTGCAAAGCGTGCACCCTGTAATAATATCGGCTATATCCGTTTCCTGCTTTACGCCGTCAATAGATTTCCATACCTTAGAGGCTGTAATTTCTATACCTGCGTAGCCTTGCGGATAAACCCCTCCGTCCTCCGTTTCGGTTTCTTCTGGCTTTTGGGGAGCCGTATTAAAGGTAATTTTGCCGTTTGCCAAATCCGCCGTATAATCGGTAGTTTCAACGCCGTAAACCTTAACCGAAACAATGCTATCAAGAGCGTTTTCGTTCATACAAAACTCGGTTGCCGTTCCTGTTGCAACAAAGGTATGTTTGAATTTTGGCGTTAAAAAGTTTCTTTGCTCGTTATACCAACCTGTATCCGCATTATCGGTGTCAGGCACGATGTCTTTGTATGTAGTAGGCACATACGCAACGCTTTTTACATTTTCAAGCGTAGTGCCGTCGTAAACGAGAAAATTTTTGCCGTCTATTAAGTAAAGTAAATTATTACATATAAACGACTCGCTTTTCCTCTCGTTCATAGTGCTAAAAAGAATATCCGCAGAGCCCAAAACCCCCTCGTAATACTCTAATTCGAGCACATCGTTTTTTCTAACATCGGACGATGTAAATGTAAGGGTTTTCGTTGACTTTTGATAACGTGCCCCTGTAATAATACTGTCGCCCGATTGTGTTTTAAGATTTATGATAGCCTCACAGTCAAACGGTAAAACGAGTGAAAATTCGTTTATCGTCGTTCCCCCGACTGTTGTGCTACCTGTTGCCTCGGGAGCAGTTATGCTCGTCGTGGCTTTAACGTTGATTGAGTAAGGATAGTTGTGCCATAAATAAAGTTTTTTACCACTATGCACAACAACACGCTCAATTACATTCCCACCAACCTTGCACTTAAAATTGAAAATGCCGTATATTTCCTTGTTTGCCGCTTCTTCCGTTGCGGTTGCTACTCCGTTTAAGTTTACGGCTACGCTCTTTGAAAAATCGGCACGCCGTCTATATCCTGCAATAGTTTCGAGAGCCTCGCCCTGTCCGCTCTTGTAATCTTTATACATATTTACGAGGTAAGCGAGCCTCGATTGGTTGACTTGCGTGTGGTCGTTGGAAAAATCCACGCCACGAAAACCGCCATAATAACGGCTGTATTCGGTGGCACTACTACTCAAATTAGTTTTGAAAGAATTAGCCATACCGTTTACCACCCTGATTTATTCCTGTAAACGACAGGCGTTAAGTGCTCTCTTGTAGCACGAATTTCCGCCGCTTGTTCACGATAAAGCGTTAAGTAATACTCAGCCTTTGCAGGCTCGTCGTCAACCCAAATATAACTCGCTACGAGGTTTGGTAAGATTGCAGACAAATCGCTTTCAAGGTCGATTATGGTAGTTTCCATATCGTCCTCGGCGTTTACCTCTTTTACCCTCCTGTTGTAGCAGACATCAAAAATACCAACAGTGGACGCAGGAATAAGGATTTTAGTTGCTCCCTCGACAAAATAATCGTCGTTAAGCACAAAGCCCTTACCCCTTGTTGCGTCCACTATCGGAGGACACACAAACGACATAAAATCGTCCGTGAGGCTGGCTAAATCATAGGCAATATATTTGCTATAAGCAGGCACATTTTCGGCTCCTGCCCCCAAAAGTCCGCCGTATAAAGCGACATTTTGCACATAGTAAACATAATCGCCCGAAAACTTAATACGAACGGCTCCTAAATAAGGATTTTCGCCGTCGAGGATTAAGCCTTTATATGCAATAAACCGACCATTTGCGGAAACAAGGTCGATTGATTTAATCGTTTCCCAGGTCTCGCCGTCGGTTGATTTTTCGATAGTTGCAAGTCCGTTGCCGTTGCACTCAAAGTAATAACTTTTAGCCCTCTCAGCAACGAAAACAAGAGCCTCGTCGTCTTTAATGACAGGCTCAAAAGTGTTGTCGGTCAACCTGTTTTCGAGCGGAAAATGGTTGAGTTTGTAAATTGAGGTGGCAGGTCTTATGCGGTTTACTTGCAAGATTGCACGATTGACAGCAAAATAAAATCTGCTGTTATCCTCTAACTCCGTCTCAAAGCCGAGTTGTGCAACCGATTCGTATAATTCTTTGATAGTCATATAACTGCCTCCTTTTAAGATTTTAGAAAAGTCCTTAGCAGGGCTTGCGTCTCATAACCACAAGCCCCACGCTAAGGTTGAGTAGGTTAAAAACGCATAACGCTGATTATGCGTTTTTGGCATTAGAGAGCCGTTGCGTTGGTTACGGCACTATCGGAATCAACAGCAAGGAGCATATGTTTCCAAGTAGTAAAGCCGATACCGAAACGACAATAGCCGTTCCAAACAAAGTTACGAGTGTGCTCGTCGATGTAGTTTCTAATATCGAGGTTTACACGATTATAGAACATCGAGCCCAAAAGTTGCTTGTTTGCGTCGGACGACATAAGCATAAATCTATCGTCCGTAGTTTCCCAACCAGGAAGAATAACGATAGTCCAGTTACCATACTGGGTGTTGATGTCGTTAAAATCGGTGTTGGTCGTTCTTTCGGAGCCAACAACCTTTTTAGCAATCTGTTCAAGTTCAGGGCGGTTGCAAGGAAGAATGAGAATGTCAGGAACATAGTCGAGAGATTCGCCGTTTTCGTCCTTAAAGTTTCTCATTTTGTTTGCAAGAATACCGAGAGACTTTTCAAATTCCGCAGTGCTTGCACAAAGCGAGCCACTGTAAAAATAGTTGGACTGAGTCTTGCCCTTAAACTTGTCAAGAGAGTAAGTGTGTCCGTTGTGGAAAAGAGGCTTACCGTCAGCCACAGCCAAATCTACGAGCGTCTTACCGCCGAATTTGTCCTGAGTCTTGGTGCCGTTTGCAAGAGCCCACGCCGCAATCTTTGTGCGAGTCTTATAATAAGCACGCACAAAGCCCTGAGGCTTAGATTTCATATTGGAGCCCATACCGAATTTAGCGTCGTCCACCATTTCCTTAGTAATGGTAAATTCTTTCATAAATGCGATATGTTCAATGGTCTTTTTGAAAGTGCTTTCTACGCTGTCGTTTTCAGCACCCTGCCCCTCTTTTACGCTCTGGAACACATCAAAGTCGGACTGACCCATAACGGTTTCAGCGTAGCGGTTAGATTTCTCGACGTTATAAAGAACATCGAGAATGGATTTCTTCTTTTCAAGGGCATTTGATTCGTTCTGAATAAGTGCCTTAATCGGGTGTTCAAACTTGCCATACATAGCGTCGTTCTTGCCCGAGAGTTTAGAATATACAATAGGCATAACTATTTATCCTCCTTAGAATTATTCAAAGATTACAAGCACTTTGTCGCCTGCGTTCTTGTTTGCGTTAAGCGTATCTACAACGGTAGCCACGCCGCTTGTGGTTACATCGGTAACACCACAGCCGTCAGTTGCAAGGGTAAGTTTCGTTCCGAGAACAACGGCAACAGGGGTGCCCGAATAGGTTACAGGTGCCTCAAACACCATATTCTTATCAATGCGAGCAACAGGCAAATCCTTGTTGTCGGTTGCAGGTGCAGTGTAAGATTTCATTGCGATATGCGTAGGCTTAGTAGTGCCCGACGCTTTGGTAAGTTTACCAGAAGAAAGAACAAGAGCCTCGCCCTCTGCATAAACCTCCGACGGCGTGGTCGGGAGGTATTCAGGCTCAGGCACGTTAATTCTTCCGTTTGCGATTTTGGTTAAATTAAACATACTGATTACTCCTTATTAAAATTTTTATAGTGATTGTTTATAAAGAGCACGGATTTCCTTGTCGCTCTTGTCAGGGAATAAATCTCGCCACTCTCTTAAAGTCTCTTTCGGCATAACTACGCTGTCGTCCGAGGCTTTCTTCGGGGCAACGGAGGTAAGATGTTTCTTTCCGTCGCTTGTTGCTTTACGCTGTGCGGCGATTGCCTGCTGATTACGCACTTTATCGCCATTTACTGCAAGATACGCCTTTTTAGGCGAAATGCCTGCGTCTCGGAGCCTGCCAAACTCCACGAAATCGTCGAAACTGTCGAAACAGTCGTTAATCCTGCCCTTTTCTAAAAGGTCGGGGAACGATTTTTTAAGTTCCGAGAGGTCGCTTGCGGCGAGCGTTTCAAACGCCTGCCTTTTTGCAGTCTCTTTCTCTTGTGCGAGGCTGATTGAGTCCTGCCTACGCTTGCGGTATTCCTCTACGCTAATGCCCTCGGATTCCGCAACAGTCCTTTCCATAGTGTCCGCCACATCGCCCTCAACGGAAATACCCATTTTTTCGAGCGTTTCTTTACTGAGGTTTTTAAGGTTGGCGTTGTTGCTCTTTTCGGTAGCAAGTTGCCTCTTTAAGTCCTCAATAATAGCGTCCTTATCGTCAGGCTGAGCAGGTGCGTCGTCGGTATCACTGTCGGTATCGTCGTCGCCGTCGTCCTCGTCCGTTTCTTCGTCGGTTTCGTCGGATTCGTCCAGTTCGTCCTCCTCGTCAACCTCGTCTATATACTCCTCGCTATCGTCGTCGGTGGTCGTGTCGATGTCCTCGTCTTGGTCGCCGTCAAGGTCTAAACCCTCGTCGTTATCCACATCAAAACCCTCGTCTAAATCGTCGTCCGATTCTTCGATGTCGGGGGTAATATCGTCTCTTTCCAAATTATCTGCCATTTTTGTGTCCTCCTATTTTGGCTTTATTATTTCTTTCCGTTTCTAAGGTCGGAGCCCTTAACAACATTTGACTTAGGCTGGTCCTTTACAGGCTTGGGAGCCTTAATAATTCCGCCCTTGTTGTTCTGGTAGGGATTTCCCTTATGGATAGCGTTGCTCTTCATAACCGATAACCTCCGTAATTTATTTTTGTTTTTTATAGAAAAAAGCCCCTATATCCTCACTGGCAAGGATAGGGGCTCAAATCTCTTGGATATTGGCACAAATATCTTTGTTTAGTCTGCTTTAATCTCGTAGCATTTACCGCAAAATTTACACATCACGGTAATGCCGTCGCACTTACTCCCTTTGGTAAAGCCTACGGCGTGTATGGTTTTTCCGCACGAGGGGCAAGTAGCCTTAACAATTTCCGTATTCTTAGGAATTTCGCTTAACTTAATAGCCATAAATTACACTCCTTTACATACTTACGAAATAATTATAACCTATAAAAAACTCAAAATTTTACCCGAAAATATCAAAATCAACAAATTTTAATTGATATTTTTTACCTTTGGAGCCTAATACTTTGTTCTTAACCCCCAAAATGCTATTGCAAAATCTAAAATTTTGTGTTATACTAATACTGCCAAATAATTTACATAAGATTTTTCAGTGTTCTTTCACAATCAAGGGCGTATTATACCCTTTTGTATATCTCATTATGAGTTTGTTAAAAATGCAAATTCCACACTAAAATGGGATATACACGTTAAAGTGCTGACCTGTGTAAATTGTTTGGCGACAATCGTGGTTTTTGCGTTTTTAGTGCGTTGACCTCGGTTGACGCACTTTTTTATTTTGAGTAGGTATAAATATGAGGTCAAAATGGGAAAATTGGGATTCTTTAATTTTGTTAGGCGTATTCCTTACCGTTATGGGTGTAATTTTTATGCTTTCCGACGGATTGTGGTTAGGGCTGGTTATGCTCATAAGTGGTATAATAACTTTATTTGCCAGAATAGCATACTTGTATAAAACACAAAATGAGCCGAGCAAGCCAAGAAAGTGGAAACAAAAATACGACAATCCGTTATGGGGCGGTTTGCTGATGTTTTTTATAGGTCTTTTTATGCTTATATCGGAAATTGGCACCACTTTCCCCACGATACTGCTTGTGGTCGGTGGCTTACTGACGATAGGAACATTGTTATTTGCTTTTGTAATCGACAAAGAAAAACAAGAAATTTCCCCAAAAAAAGCATATCCTCAGCAATTAGATATGCTTAACGATGTAACCGACGCTGTTTATGAAGAATCCTGTTTGCAATTTATGAATATATTTCGTGAATTAGCGGAAGAAATCGGAAAATCAAAGAATTTTGAAACAAACTATTTCGTTTTGAAAAGCGAAATTGAAAGTATGCAAAAACTCTACGGCTATTCTCTAAAAAATAAAACAAGTGAAATTACAGCGATTGCTTTATATTATCTTTTAGATACCGATAAATTGATTTATTTATATACCAGGGAGCACACAACAAGTAAACAGTATTGGGATATTGTTAAACTGATAGAAAATCACCTTAATGACGAAATTTTCAATGAAGATGTAAACTTATTCATAAGAGATATAGTGGACGGATATTTCTTATGGGGCGACGGCAATCCAAAAAATCAAAAAAAGAATTATACTGTCCGATACACATACCCGATTGATTTTAATAGCGACAACAACGATAAAGAGCAACCATAAGAATGTC